CGGGTGTTGAAGAACATGGGCGTCAAGAACGTCCCCTCGCCTATCATCAGGCGCTACAACTGGCCGGGCAAGTACAAGCCTATGGCGCATCAGGTCGATACGTCTGCGTTCCTCACACTACACCGCAAGGCGTTTGTGTTCTCCGAACCCGGCACGGGCAAGACACTGTCTGCGCTATGGGCGGCTGACTACTTGATGCAACGCGGTGAGGTGCGTCGCTGTTTGATCCTGTGCCCGTTGTCGATCATGCAGTCAGCGTGGATGCAGGACTTAAACGCCAGCATCATCCACCGCAGTGCAGTCATCGCCCACCACCCACAGGCGGCTAGGCGCATCGAGATGGTTCAGCAGAACTACGACTTCGTCATCACTAACTACGAGGGCTTGAACCTTATAGCAGACGAAGTCAACGCCAACGGCAAGTTTGATCTGGTTATCGTGGACGAAGCCAACGCATACAAGACGGTGAGCACACGGCGCTGGAAGTCTTTGCAGTCCATCGTCAAGCCCGATACCCTGTTGTGGATGATGACGGGCACACCCGCCTCGCAGTCACCCGCTGATGCGTATGGCTTGGCTAAGTTGGTTAACTCCAACAACGTGCCTCGGTTCTTTACCGCTTGGCGGGACTCAGTGATGAACAAGGTTACGCAGTTCAAGTGGGCACCGAAGGCTAATGCGTCTGAACTTGTGCATGAGGCGTTGCAACCCGCTATTAGGTTTACCAAAGACCAATGCTTGGACTTACCGCCAGTCATCACCATGACCCGCGAGGTGCCTCTGACCCCACAGCAGAAGAAGTACTACGAGTTACTCAAAGAACGTATGCTGATTCAAACTGGGGGCGAGACGATCAGCGCAGTCAACGCGGCGGCTGGTGTCTCCAAGCTGTTGCAGATTTCCTGTGGTGCTGCCTACACCGATGACGGTGAGGTAGTTGAGTTCGATGCCGCGCCTCGCTTGTCGGTACTAGAAGAAATTCTTGATGAGACTAGCCGTAAGGTGATTGTGTTCGCGCTGTTCACCAGCAGTATCGACGCCATCATCAAGCACCTTGCTAAGCAAGGCATACCAGCCGAGATGATCCGTGGTGATGTGCCGGCATCCAAGCGTGGTGACATCATCCGCAGATTCCAAACTGACCCCGAACCCCGCATCCTTGTGATGCAACCGCAAGCAACTGCACACGGCCTCACTTTGACCGCCGCTGACACAGTTGTGTTCTATGGCCCTTTGATGTCGGTGGAGCAGTACATCCAATGTATTGCCCGCGCTGATCGCAAGGGTCAGACGTCCGACAAGGTTACTGTTCTACACATAGAAGGTAGCCCGATAGAAAGGAAGATGTTTAAAGCATTGACCTCCAAGGTGAGCGACCACTCACTATTGACCCAGTTATTCGAGAGCGAAATTAAATCTTGAAAGGAGTTGCAATCAATTTAATTTCATGTACACTGTCCAACCTTAGACAAACATCAGGAGAAAATAAAAATGAGTGAACAAACAATACCACTCGATAAGTTAGCAAAGGTCTACCGCAAAATGCGTGACCAAATTTCGGAACTGACCAAGGAGTACGATACGCAAGTGGAGTTGCTCAAGGCTCAGCAAGACGAGATCAAGAACGCGATGAAAGAGCAGATGCAAGCCCTCGGCGTGACCTCTGTTCGCACTGACCAAGGCACAGTAGTTCTGTCTGTAAAGACACGCTACTCGACAGCCGACTGGGACTCATTCAAGAAGTTTGTGCTGGAGCACGATGCCCTCGACTTGTTCGAGAAGCGGATTGCCCAACTCAACATGAAGCAGTTCCTTGACGAAAACCCCGGTGTCGTACCTCCGGGTCTGAACTCCAATTCGGAGTATGACGTATCGGTACGCAAACCAACTTCTAAGTGAGAAACTAAATGAGCAACGTAGCTTTATTCAACCCTTCCCAACTACCCGCCTTTGCACGTACTGGCGAACTCTCTGACGTAGCACGAGCCCTAGCGGGTGGTGGTGCAGGCAACGCAGGCAAGCGTATCTCCATCAAGGGCGGTGTATTCCGTCTCTTAACTGGGGGTAAGGAGGTTGCCGCTATTGACGAACGCTTCCTTGATGTGGTGATTGTCAAAGCCGCGCCCAAGATCGCACGTACCTTCTACGCTAAGGCATACGATGGCGAGACAGCCGCCGCCCCTGACTGCTGGTCAAACGATGGCGATAAGCCAGACGCTAAGTCCCGCAACATCCAGTCCGATACGTGTGCAAGTTGCTCACAAAACGTGGCTGGCTCAGGCAACGGTCAAAGCCGTGCTTGCCGTTACCAACAGCGCCTTGCTGTGGTCTTGGCTAACAATGTCGAGGGTGATGTGATGCAGTTGGCTTTGCCCGCTACATCCATCTTCGGCAAGGAAGACGGCGAGAACCGCCCACTCCAAGCATATGCCCGTTGGTTGGTGGCGCAGTCAGTTGACCCTAGCATGGTCGTGACCCGTATGAAGTTTGATACCAAGGCCGAAGCGCCTAAGTTGTATTTCAAGGCTATGCGTTGGTTGACTGACGAAGAGTACGAGTTGTCCGCCAAGCAAGGTGCGACAGACGATGCGTCCAAGGCCGTTGTGTTGAACGTGGCAAACCAAGATGGCAAGCCTGTCGACGCGCTCAAGGGTGCCGCACCTAAGACCAAGAGCGTTGCCCAGTTAGCCGATGACGAGGCAGACGAGCCACCAGCACCAGCACCCAAGGCCAAGGCTAAGCCCAAGGCAATTGAGGTGGAGGAGGACGAGGAGCCAACCGTGCGCAAGGAAGAGAAGAAGCCTAGCGCCGTGCCCGGCAAGAAGTCACTCGCCGACGTAGTCGGTGCGTGGGACGACGAAGATTAAGTAGGAATGGGGGCTTCGTGCCCCCTCTTCAACCATGCCATACTCACAAAAAATCATTGACGAGATTGCGAAAACGCCTAAGTCGCTGGGTACCCAGCTAGGGCGTTGGGCGATTCACCATGACTTCTCGGTCGTGCGTATATCCAAAGCCTTGGGTGTGACGCGCCAAACTGTGTACAACTGGTTCTTGGGTAAAGACATCTTTCCCGCCTACGAGTACCGAGCCGAAGTCATGCTTGACATATTACAAAAATCAAAATCAGCCGACGAGGCTTGGAGAGAAACATGCAAAGTTTTCAACCTAGAAACTTGACCAACAGCGAACTCATTAACCAATGTGCTTTGATTCTCGACAGAGAAGACTTGCCATCTACGTTCCAACACGAACTGCTTCGCCGCTTCATGGCGCTTGCTCCGTTGGACGAGTTCCCACCAAAAGACCCCGCACAAAAAGAACTCTTCTAAATTAACCCAAGGACTTAAATGAATCCGCTTGAATTCCTAGCGGTTGTTTTGCCGTCTTCGGGTCACGGGACTTATTGTGCGGCAGAGTTAACTAAGAAGAAAGAACACCTCTTCGTCGACAACTTGGAGGACTTCTACCCCAAGGTAACCACTTGGGTTGAACAACAGTCTGATGTCTTTTTTGCGCTTGCTACGTTTGATGATGCGAAGAAACGCAAGGCCGAGAACGCCCGCTTCATCAAGGCGCTGTTCATTGACATGGACGGCTACGCCACCAAGAAGCAAGCAGCCTACGCGCTCAAAGCGTTCCTTGCCGAAACTGGCTTGGACATACTGGGCACACCGTGGATTGTTGGCTCTGGTGGTGGACTGCACTGCTACTGGCCTTTCGCGGAAACCGTCGAGATCGCTGAGTGGAAACCCCTTGCAGAGAACTTCAAACGCCTGTGCAGGCAACAAAAACTTAGCATCGACATGACCGTGACGGCGGATGCCGCCCGTGTGCTACGCATACCTGATACAACCAATTTCAAGAAGAAGTACGAAACCCCGCGCCCAGTCAAACTGCTGGCAGAGGGCGATATATTTAATTTCGAAGATTTGAAAGCTCACGTAGTGAGCCAGTTAAAGAGTATTGCACCAGCACCTGTAGCGTCTACCATTCCGGGCAAGCGTCCAACTAACGCCCCCGTTGTGCCGCCGTCTACAACCAGTGTTACTCTGTTTGAGAACAGCGTAACTAAGTTTGCCAAAATCTTAAAACGTACCAAAGACGGTACGGGGTGTGCCCAGTTGCGCCACTATGCAGAGAACGCTAGTGACGATGGTATGGAACCCCTGTGGCGTGGGTGGTTGAGCATTGCTAAGCCCTGTGCGGATGTGGATAAGGCGGCTATATGGCTGACTGACTTGCACCCCTACACGCATGAGCGTATGCACCAGAAGTTGGCAGAGATCAAGGGACCGTACCCATGCATCAAATTCGATAGTGAAAACCCCGGTGTCTGCGACGGGTGCCAGCACTTTGGCAAGATCACAAACCCATTAGCGTTGGGGCGCGAGATCATGCTCGATACCGCTTCAAAAGAAATTGAAGTGCATGTGGCTACCGACAGCCCATCTATCAATGAGGAAGTCCGAAAAGTTCTTCGCCCCACCCCTCCCAAGGGCTATGCCTACGGTGCACGGGGTGGGGTATTCATGGAGAAAGAAGATGTAGACAGCGAAGGCAACAAAACCAAACGGCAGATCATGATCTTGCCCCACGAGTTATTCGTGGTAGACATTCTGCGCCACAACGGGGAGCACACGGTTCACATGCTGAGCCTGCGACCTGACGGGGTGGAGACAGTGACCATGTCACAGAAGGCTGTAGTAAGTAAAGACGAAACAGTCAAAGCGCTTGCGCTTCAAAACGTAATTGCCTCTTATGGTTCGGGCAATGATAAGAACCTATTTGATTATGTGCGGGCTTGTGTAGAACAGGCAAGTACAGGAAAGGCTCCCGTGAGAGTACCCACTAACTATGGCTGGCAAGACAACGACACATTCGTATTCGCTGGCAAGATTTTCTCTAAGGGGTTACCCCCCGTATCCGTGCCTATGCCCGGCTTGGAGAACATCGTCTCCAACACCAAACCCACTGGGACGATTGAGGCATGGCGCACATTCGTGCAGATGCTTATCAAGAAGGAAATGTGGGATCACCTGACGATCATGTTGGCTGGGGCAAGCGCTCCGCTGATGCGCTTCACGGGTATCTATGGCATCACATACCATTGCGGTTCGACTGAGTCAGGCACAGGCAAGTCGCTGGCTTTGGAAGCCGCCGCTTCCATCTGGGGTCACCCAGTTCACTACCGCACAGGTAAGAGCACATCGCCCGTTGCCATGCAACAGCGCCTTGGTTTGTTGTGCAGTATGCCCCTGATAACGGACGAGTTGACCAGCAAGAACCGCACTAACTTCGAGTGGTTGCCTGAGTTCCTACTGGATATGACCGAGGGTCGGGGCAAGGAACGGATGGAGTCGGGCGCTAACAAGGAGCGTATCAATCTCTCCACATGGATGACCAACGCGATCATGTCGTCCAATACCCACGTAGTAGATGGCTTAACTGGTGGACGCAAGCACTCATCCGAGGGCGAGTTGCGACGCTTGCTGGAATTTATCCTGACCCAAGAGTTGGCATGGGAGCCATACGAAATCGAGGTCATCAAATCGCTACATGCGAACTATGCCGTAGCAGGACACATGCTGGCGCAGTACATGGTGGACAACCTAGACCGCCTACATAAAGATGTACCTGATTCTGTTGTGCAGATGTACAAGGAGTTTGGGGCAACGAACGATGAGCGTTTCTGGATGGCTGGCATCGGCACCATCATCATGGCGGCAGTGCTTATGAAAGACGCCGGCGTTGTGAACATCCCCGTCAAGCCTGTCATCGCTTGCTTGAAGAAGGTGGTGAACTCGATGCGGGGCAACATCAAGGCCAATGTGCGTAGCGCAGAGGATGTGCTTAACTCCTATGTGCGAGAGAGTTACGGACACTTTATTGTCATCCGCAACATGGAGTCAGGCATCTTGGCAGAACTTGGCGGTGGCGGGGAAGTTGACAAGGCTACAACACGTTCAGAAATTATGGGGCGCGTAGAGCACGGATTCACGCCAGACCACGTAGACTTCTACATCGAGGAACAACTGCTTAAAGCCTACTGCTCGTCAATGAGTTTTGGGTATGCGGACTTTAAGCGTCAGTTGGCAGCGCAGTTTACCGTGTCGCATATGGCTAAGAAGGACATGACAGCCAAGACGCAGGGACCCCAGATGCGCGTGGGTGTGCTCAAGATAAGCCGTCGAATTTCTGATATGGACAATGAAGCTAAAAATACACTATCCGTGGGATCAGACTGAGAAGGGGCAGGGGTTCTTTATCCCCTGCCTTGATACGGATGCCGTGCGTGAAGAAGGCTTAAAGCAAGCAGTACGTCTGCGTATCCTTGATGCCAAAGCACACCCCTCAATTCGCAATGAACTGATCGGGGTATGGTTCTTTAGAGGACCCCTCGCACGCTAGTCGCAAGCCTTATACGCAAGTCTTGTAGTGCGTCGAGGCGCTCACGCTTCTCGTCAGCAGTCATGCTAGACGCCTTGATTGCGTTAATTGCTTGGGTAATCTTGCTCATCTGCGCCTGCACATTACCCGTAACACCAGACTTAGCGTAGGACTCCGCATTTTCTTGCATGAATGCCTGTGCTTCAGCCCGTCTACCATCCTTGACTAACTTATCGTATGTGCGTTTGATCTCGTTGATATCGGTCATTTTGTCGTAGACAGCGCCAACAATACCGCCAGCGTCTTGGGGTTGGAACAATGGGCCAACTACGGGCATGTCAGATAAGCGTTTGGTTGCTTGCTCTGGTGTGCCTGCGGTCGGCATAGCGAAGTTAAATGTTTGCGCCAACGCCACGCCCATCGAGCCGGTATAGCCACGGATAAGGTTGTCCACTTTGATAGGAGACACGCCAAATGCTGAGCCAAGTTGTTTAGCCACTTCGGATGTGTTGTCCCTAAAGCGGAACTCCGGCTTCTCCATCTGCTCGGCCTTGGTCTCAAGTTGACGGCCTGTAAAGAACGAATAGCCTGTCAAGTTCTCAAGCAACGGTTTAGCCGCCGCTGGCATAAGCGCGGATGTGCCGCCCGGTATGGTTTGAATAGCAATGTTCTTAAAGGCTTTGAGGGCTTCCTCGCCACCTTCTTTGCTGTTCATAATGTTGACCATCGCTTCTGGCAGACTCTTGAATATGTAGCCGACTTCAAACGGCACAGGCACCCGCAACGACTCTTTAATGCCGGGTATGTGAATGAAAAAGTTACCGTATTTTTCGTCTGGTGTGGCGTTCTTATAGGTGTCGTCATCTTGCATCAACAAGGCATAGGCAACAGCCGTACCTGCCAGCAAAGCCCCACGGCGCAACAGTTTGCCTTGAATGTCCAATCTTTCGTTCATCGGCATTTTGCCTGTCACGGCGCGGTAAAGCACATCCAAACTTTGTAACTGTGCATTAAAAAACGGTATTAAAGTTGAGGCCATTCGCACGGATGGGGACACACCCTTGCGGTTAAAGTTCATGGACTCCAACGACATCATGGTCGCTTCCATTTCAGACAGCCCTTGCGCAATATAGGAGTCGTACTGAGCACGGCGGGTTAAGGCGTCAGCCTCCATCGCAATCGCTTCTGCACGGGCAATAAACTGGGACATGCCCATCTTGCCTGTCTGTAGTTCGCCCAAGATACGGGACAAATCTTCGTTGGTGCCAGTAAATATCTGACCGCCAATAATGCCGCGAGACTCCAGCTTTTCTCTAGTAGCCGACTCGCCAATCTGTCTAAGCGCACCAAACACAGGAGAGAAGTTAGCGCCTGACAACAGGGGTGCAGCCACCGAGTCACGAAACACTTGGCGTGCAGAGTACAGCGGGTTGATCGTGATCGAGCGACGCAAGAGCGTAGACATTCCGCCCATAGCCTTGACAATCGCAGAGTTGTTGACGGGGATTCCCTCCATACCCTTGACCAACAGCGTGGCGGGTATGCCTGCATCGTCTGTTTTAACTTGCACGTATTTGTCAACGCCTTTGTCTTTAAAGCTGACGATGTCGGGGCCAGATGGTGTACCGCCAAGGAACTGCGCCAAGCCTAAACTCTCTAACTCAAACATGGCGTTCTTAGTTGCAATGTTGCGCAACCCCATGTCAACGAGCATAGAAGTGTTTTCTACTGAACTTGTCAGGAAGTCCATAATCTTTTGGTTGCCACCAATCAACTGGCGTAACTGGGGTTGCTCGGCAAGACTGCCAACTTTAAACGTACCCTCACCGCCAATAACAAGCATGGCGTTGCCGTTTTCTTCACGGTAGAACGGGATGTAGTCATTGGTGTCCGCCAAACGCTTGGCTTCTTCCGCAGTCAATGTTCCCGTCTGCCCCATTAGACGCATCAGGTCGCGGTTATAGGCGTTGTACTGCTCCCGTGCTTTCTCAAACACAGCGCGTACTTCTTCTTTGGCTTCAATTTTGGCAACGTCGGCTTTAATCTGGGCTTCTGGAATACCAAAGTTCAACTTGTCGTAGCCAACACGGTCACCACGCTTAGCCGCTAGGTACAACGTAAACAACTTGTTGGCTGCTTCGGCGTTCATGCCGGGCGTATCTTTCAACGTGTCCACAACGTCAGCTAGGTTTGGACCATCAACGCTTTCAATCAGGCGTTCTTTCTGTCCGTCCTTGCGGGTGTACTCCATGATTTGCGGAACGCCACGACCCGCAGCCTGTTGCACAAACGACATCTTCTGGTCAGCCATGCGCAAGTAGTACATCATCTGCATACCGCGCAATGGGTCTAACATTTCATTAGCCACCTTCTCCAACGGAGCCAAACGGTCTAACACTTGGGTACGAAACCCAAGACCAAGGTTAGCCACAATACGCTGACGGATAGTGGCGGGCTTAGCAATTAACTGATCGGCTGTCTCCAGTACATCCTCAAACCCAGCAGCCTGAGCACGCGCATAACGCGGCGCTTCTTCCATATCTTCGGACTCTTCTACTTTTGGTTTGCTAACAATTTTGTTTGGCGCATTGATAACGTCCGGAGTAGTTCTTAAACCGTCTTCTTTTGATAAACCAAACACGTTATTAAATTTATCTGCTTTGCTTAAGAAATGCGTTCTTAAATTTGTGTCTGTGTTTCGGCCTTCTGCAAAATAGTGTTCCGCTGCTTGAATTACAACCTCGTGTAAATCAAACTTAATTTGTTCTATTGGCGGATTATTTTTGTAGTACTTTTCTAAGTACTCAACCTTGTCTTCATCTGTTGCAAACTTTTTACCCGAAAAATCAAGAATGTATTGCTGTTCTTCTGACAACCGTAGCGTTCTTGCGCGGTCAGGGGCATTTCTTGCCGCCATTTCTTGGTCGTACGCATCTCTCAACTCTTGTAACTTTGCAAGAATATCCGCTTCAGTTGGGGTTGCTTCTAGATCACGCGCAAGGTCGGTAAGCATTCGAGCATATTGGGCGGTAAATGCTCCCCGAGGAATTTCTACAGGCAGTGGTCGCATAAGCGCAGGTCTGGCAAGCACGTTAAAACGAATTGGTTCTGGCTGTATACCAACAGATGTTGTGTATTGAGACTGTTTAAACAAACGCATTGCTTGCGGTTTGCCAACTAAATCTTCTGCAAATTTAAGTGCTTGAATAGCAACGCGTTCAACTTTTGCCTCATCGCCGGGACGCTCAGCATTGTCGCGGTTGTAGCGAACAAACGCATCGTTGACGTTGTTAGTTCTTGTCCAGTAAATTAACGCGTCGTTGGCGTGTCCTCGCGCTTCCGACATTGCGCGATCAAAACTAAATTCTGGTTCTGGTGCATATTTTGCATCTGGTAAATTTAAAATAAACGCGCTTGTTTGTCCGGGGTCTACTTGATTAACAGTTTCAGCACCCTTAATAGTTAAATAATGTGCGCCCGTGTCTGAGAAGGCGTGGAAAGCAACTACCCTATTTACAGTACTGCCTTTGGGCAAAATAATTTCGGCGTTGTTTTTGGTTGCATACGTGTGAACAAAATTTAATTTTTGTATGTTTGGTAAATCTACTTTTGTGTCACCAAAAACAAAAAGCTCATCTACCTTTTTTAAATTACTAAGGTTTACGTTTGTACCCTCAATGGTAAGCCCGCTAACCCCTTTGATGTCTTCTAATTTAACTTCGCGCACTTTGTTATCTAGATCAACTTTAACTTTGTTTGTGCTGTAAAAAGCTAAATTAACACCGGGAAACTCGTTGTTATCAATAGCCGTAGTCAAACTTTCGGTGAGTTTATCTTTAACTAAACGGTCAAAATTCCTTGGCTTTTGGGGACGGTACGCGTCTAATTCACCGTCTATTTCGCTAAAATTAGTAAAACTCCAAACACTGCTATTTATAACGGATATTTTGACGCCAGTAGTGCCAACGCTTTTTGTGTTAACCCAATCTCCGCCTGTATACAAATGTTCAACAGGCAACGGCGTATCGTTTTTAAATGCTTCCGCTAACGCTCTTTTTCTCTCCATCATGTTTACGTACGTCGACGCGTTATCAAAGTTTTTGGTATCTAAAAATTCTTTTGCAATTTTTGTTTGCTCGGCTGTCAACCCTTGATTAGGCGTGTTACCGCGAAGTTCGTTAATCCTAGTTTGTCCGTCCATACGAATAGCAACTTCTGGACGACCGTTTTTGTAATGGATATAAAAATCACCTTTTGTAATTTGGCCTTCTGCATTTGCTATATTGTTTCCGGTACACCAACTAGTACCCGCTGCGGCAGCATTAAGTTTTTCTGCATCGGAATAAGAATCAGATTGGTCAAACTTTTTCCAACCATTTTTAGACTTGTTCTTTTGTGCGTTCTCATCCGCATTTTTTTGTAGGCCGTCTAAGAACGCGGCTTTTAAGTTTTTACCTGCCCGTAATTCTTGTATGACATACCCAGCATCTTTGACCCCAACAATAGCAACTGGGTGTCTGTTAATTTTAGAAAGTTCTGCAAGTCGTAGGCGTCCGTTTGTATCGGACATAATTGCAAATTTAGACGCGGCTTTTGCAACAAGCGCTTGTTCAACGCTGGTGTACTCAGGGTGTTCACGTAAGTCATTAACTAAAGAACGTAAGCCCTCTGTTCGTTTTTCGTTTAACGTGGCTGCTTCGTTTGCACGCAACTCGGCATTATTTTTTGCCTCGTAGTTCATGATTGTTTGAGGAGTAGCCTCAAAATAATCAGCTATGTTTTTAGGGTTGTACTCTCTACCGTCTTCTAACCGCGTGTCGTATGTAAGATTAACGGCTTCTGGTAAATAGTCAGCGGTGTTAACCGCCATGTCATTTAAGTAGTTTTGACCTATGCGTTCAGCGTCTTCAGCCGTGCGGTCTTTTTGTTTGATGTCAACACCAAACTGTTCCGCAAACTGTTGCATCGAGTTACTACCGGTATATAGCGCGGCAATATCTTTAGCAGACAGACGGCGAGAGCGAGATGTTTCTTTACCGCCCATGCGCTCGCTTGATGGAATCATCAACGCATCAACTGACTGGAGGGCTGCGCCCAACATTGTCTCTGGGTCTTTAACACCCAGCATGCGCATGATGATTGACTTAAAGCCTTTCCATGCGTCAGACAGACGCCACTTCTTATTACGCAACTGCTCTTGCAGATTGCGGTTAGAAAACACTTCGGCTACAAACTCAGACAGATCGCCCTTGGCAGACGCGCTGGTAATGCTAGGGTCATTTTTAATAGCGGCATGTAGCGCTTTGAGTTCACGCACAGCCACACGCTGTATCTCTGACAACTTGCTTGGGTCAGTTTCGTACTGGACAATGACGCGCTCAGTAGCCGCGTGTGTGCCTTCGTGCAACAAAATCTCTTGGGACAAACCGCCGTTGCGGTTTAACTGTACTAACTTGCTAGTAGCCGCGCCCAACACAGATTTGCCGTTTGAGTCAG